GCAGAACGTATCTCCCTGCAGGGAACGGTAACAATCACCCACGAAAGCCCAATGACTCGCGGTATTGGTAGCCAATGAGTACGGCTGAGGCAGAAACTAAACCGCCGCTGTTGGGGGCTTTGTACCCACGCCTTCACACACCCTGGCTGAACACCAAAACCCGGGGCGGTGAGATTGCTGAGTTGGCTGAGCGTATTGGGCAACCTTTATTACCCTGGCAAAAACTAATTCTTGATGATATGTGTGCCATCGATGATGAAGGCAAGTTTATTAAGAAGTCGAGTTTGTTCATCTGCGCCCGGCAATCGGGCAAAAGCCACATGCTGCGCATGCGTGTGCTGGCAGGCCTGTTTTGCTTTGATGAGCGCAACATATTGATAATGTCGAGCCAGCGGCGCATGGCTGAGAAGTCGCTAGAAATTATTGCCGATATTGTGGCACGCAACGATTTCTTACTAGCGCAGGTAAAGGATGGCAAGATTGAGTCGGCCTACCGTAAGAGCAACGGCAAAGAGCGCCTAATCCTAGAAAATGGCGCTGTACTTGAAGTGGTCGCGGCAAACTCAGATAGCAGCCGTGGTTTAACCGCGGATGTGCTTTGGATCGATGAGTTGCGCGAGGTAAACGAAGCGGCGATGGATGCCAGTAAGTCCACAACGCTAACGCGGCCTAACTCGCAACGCTTTTATACATCGAACGCCGGGGCAGCCGATAGCGATGTGCTGTTACACATGCGCGAAAGGTCGATGGCCAAGCCACCTAAATCACTTGGCTTTTACGAATATAGCGCCAGTGAAAATTGTGATATTTGGGATAGGAGCGCATGGGCGCAGGCCAATCCATCGTTGGGGCTGTTGATTAGCGAGGATGCTATTGAGGAGACAATCGCAACTAGCACGATCATGGCAGCGCGTACTGAGACTTTGTGCCAATTTGTAAACACTGGCATGACTAGCCCCTGGACTCCTGGCAGTTGGGAAGATTTGGCCGACTCCGAGATGGTTATGACCCCGGGCATGCAAATGATGTTTGCCTACGATGTAGACCCACACACGCGCAGATCGGCCAGCCTAGTGGCAGGTGCTTTGCTACCCGATGGTCGTATTGGCCTAGCGTTGGTCAAAACATGGGAAAGCGAGATTGCGGTAAACGAGTTACAGATAGCGGTAGACATAAAAGCGGAAGCCGATAAGTGGCAGCCAAGATTAATTTTGCATGACTCCTATACCACTGCCGCTATTGCCGAACGCTTAAAGAATTCCGGGCTTATGGTCGAGGCCTGCGTAGGGGCGCAGTTTTATACCGCGTGCAGTACTTTCAAGGATGCGATCGATAACAAACGCGTGGTGCATGGGGTTCAGCCTGAGTTGGATCAACAAATGCTGAACGTGGCTAGCAGTAGTAAGGACTCAGGTTGGCGTATCGTGCGCAAAAAATCACAGGGTAGCGTGGCCGCCCCTATCGGTATGGCGATGGTTGTATTGCACCTTTCAAAGCCAATTAGTGAGGCCAAAATCTACATTTAGACACGCCGCAGGCATCCCTGTTTGGTGCTTTACAAACTGAGAAAATTGTGGCATGGGATTACTGGAAACCTTTGGCATCCGTAGTAAAGACAAAGTGCAGATCGATGCACAACTAGCCCCTGCCATTATGTCGGATCGTTTTGGCGCAGGCCAATACAGTTACGGCGGCATGTATAACAATGGTTATGGCGCAGGTTTTATGGATCGCGCTACTGCGCTCCAGGTTAGTACCGTATCAAGATGCCGTAATTTAATTTGTGGCGTTATTAGTTATTTGCCTTTGGAGTTGTACAAAAAATCTACAGGCCAGCAATTACAAAGCCCACTATGGCTAGAACAGCCTGATATTCGCCAACCGCGTGCAGTAACACTTGCTTATACAGTTGATAGTTTAATTTTCTATGGCGTTGCATATTGGCGCGTAACTTCATTGTATGCAGACGATGGCCGCCCTTCAGGTTTTGAGTGGGTTGCAAATACTCGCGTAACAGTTACAACAGATGCTATGGGTTATGAAGTTGCGTATTACTCAGTTGATGGCAAGCAAGTACCAATGTCCGGTATTGGCAGTTTAGTTACATTTCAATCTTTGTTACCTGGTGTTTTGGAAACTGGTGCGCGCACAATTCAAGCCGCATTAGATGTACAAAAAGCAGCGGCAGTAGCAGCGGCCACACCGATGCCCACCGGGATCATCCGTAACCAGGGCGCGGATTTGCCTGAAGCACAAGTACAAGGTTTATTGGCCGCTTTTAAATCGGCTAGACAAAATCGCAGTACTGCATATTTAACTAGCACTTTGGATTACCAAACAGTTGGTTTTTCTCCTAAGGAAATGACCTACAACGAAAGCAGCCAATACCTCAGCACTGAAATTAGCCGTTTGATGAACGTTCCGGCGTTCATGGTTAGCGCAGATATGAATAACAGCATGACGTATCAAAACGTTTTGGATAGCCGTAAAGAGTATGTTGCGTACAGCCTGCAGCCTTACATTTGTGCAGTAGAGGAACGCCTTAGCATGGATGATATAACCGCACACGGTAATGTCGTTAAGTTCAACATCGATGAGACATTTTTACGCGCAGATACTATGGCGCGTTTGGATGCTATTGAAAAAATGCTAACGCTTGATTTAATCGATATACAAACTGCACGTGAAATGGAAAGCATGACCCCTTATGGAAATGGAGATAACGATGCATTTAACATTTAGCGCATCCATTACTGCAAGCGATGGCGAAAGCCGCATGATCGCTGGCAAGATTGCACCGTATGGTGAAGTTGGCTATACCAGTGCAGGCAAGGTTGTCTTTCAAGAAGGCAGCATAAACATCCCTAATGTTGATAAAGTTAAATTGTTAATGTCGCACGACAACTCAAAAGTTGTAGGGCGCATGCGTAGTGTTGAGTCAAAAAAAGACGGCATGTATGCAAGTTTTTCAGTAAGTCGCAGCACCGCCGGTTCAGATGCAATTTTGCTAGCCCAGGAGCAGTTGATGGATGGCCTATCCGTTGGTGTGGAAGTATCTGCATCAGAGCCAAAAGGCGATTATCTCCTGGTAACGGCTGCTATTTTGCGCGAGGTGTCGCTTGTTGAGTCAGCGGCATTTTCGTCAGCAGCCGTGCAAAGAATTGCTGCGCAGGCAGAAATTGTAGATGCTGAAGTATCTACAACAACAAAAACCAGCGTAACAACAAGCACCACAACTAGCACAACAACCGAAACCGAAACCGAAACAGAAAGCGAGGCCGCTGTGTCTACAGCCCCCGAAACTCCAAACGAGGATCAGACCGAGGAAGTGGCTGCAACAACAGTAGAAGCAGCCCGCAAAATCATCCGACCTTCAGTACTAAACAGCCAAACAGTACGCACACCTATTACATCAATGGGTGCATATACAGAGCATAAAATTAAAGCAGCACTTGGCAACGAGGACTCCAAACTTTATGTAACTGCAGCCGATGATAGTTTTTCAACTAACCCGGCATTTAACCCAACGCAGTACCTTTCAGAATTCCCAACTAACACACGCTTTGGCACACCTGCCATTGATGCTTGTTCACAGGGAGTTTTGCCAACTAGCGGCATGACTATAAATGTACCTTCATTGGTTACATCTGCAGGCGGCGGTACAGGAGTAGCGCCTAGCGTTACTGTTGAAGCCGAAGCAGGAGCAGTAGCAAATGTCGGGATGGAAACTGCCTACCTAACAGGTACAGTATCTAAGTATTCAGGTATGAATACACTGAGCGTTGAATTGCTTGAACGGTCTGACCCAAATTTTTATGCGGAATTGACCCAACAACTTCAGAACGCCTATTTAACACGACTTGATACAACTGTACTTGCTGCACTTGTTGCTGCAGGCCAGTATTCATCAGGTTGCGATGCATCATCTGATGGTGTTATTGAATTTGCTAGCGATGCTGCTCGTAAGGTTTACGAAGCAACAGGATTTTTTGCAAATAACTACATCGCCAACGGATCACAATGGCAACTTCTCATGGGGTCTACAGATAGCACAGGCCGCCCAATTTACTCAGCATCACAGCCAATGAACGCAGGCGGCGCAGTACAGCCTGGTTCAATCCGCGGTAATGTGCTTGGTTTAGATTTGTATGTGGACAAGAACTTTGCAGCCACTACAACTATTGATGACTCAGCGGTAATCCTTGCACCTGAAGCATTTACCGTATACCGCAGCGCGACTAATTACATGAGCGTAAATGTAGTTTCAAACCTACAGGTACAGGTTGCAATTTATGGCTACATGGCCACTATTGCAAAAATGCCTAACGGTATCGTCAAGTTTAACTTGAACTAATCCCCTAAGAAGTCGGTGGGTCATTAGCCCTTTGGCCCACCGACCTTAACAAGTAAAGGAGTACAAAATGGCAGCCACCTATGTAACCGTTGCAGAACTGCGCGCTAATTTAGGTATTGGCACTTTGTACACCGATGCAACGCTTGATGAGGTTTGCCAGGCGGCGCAAGATCAAATCAACTCCTTCCTTTGGTTTGACTCAGCGCCAGTTGTGGGAACAGCACTGGTATCAAATGTTGCAACTGTTATGTTGGCCAACCCCGGTATATTTACAGTTGGGGAAACAGTAACGATTGCCGGGGCTGGTTCAACATTTAACGGTGCTTACACAATTACAGGCACAATTCCATTTAGCACAGGTACAGCAAACATCTTGCCAGCGTTTAATTTGCAATTAAGTTATTGGCAAAATCCACAGGGTTACAGTTTTATCCAATATGCAAAAACCGCTGCTAACCAGAATTTTAGGCGCGTACTTCCCTATGGCACTGCCACTGGTGAGGATACAAAAACCGCTACTTATGTAAACACAGCCAGCGTGCGCGAGGCCGCCATGATTTTGGCCGTTGATATTTTTCAAGCCCGGCAGGTTAGCCAAACTGGTGGCGTAAGTGTAGATAACTTTAACCCTAGCCCCTACCGCATGGGCAATACCATGATTGGCAAAATTCGAGGTTTATTAGCGCCTTACATGTCTCCAGCATCGATGATTGGATAAACATGGCCGTAGCAATCACAGCACTGCGATCAACCATCGCCGCCGCGTTAGCAAATAACGGCGTATGGCAAACTTTTGCATATCCACCAACAACAGTTTTGGCCAATTCAGTTATTGTATCGCCTGCCGATCCTTACATAGTGCCTGCCAATGGTCGCTATAACCAGGCAGCAATACAACCTATGGCCAATTTCCGCATAACCATGACCGTGCCAGCCTTTGATAATCAGGGCAACTTGGCTGGCATCGAGGATACGATGATTGCAGTTTTTAATAAACTTGCAAACAGTGCGATCCAATTTAGCGTTACCACAATATCTGCGCCTACAGTACTAAACGCAGATAGTGGCAGCCTGCTTATGGCAGACCTTCAAATAACCGTACTAACAACATGGAGTTAAAAATGGCAGATCAACAGATAACCCCGGCAGATATTGAGGTTTTAAAAAAACTTGGTCTGCCAATCCCAAACGAAACACCAACCAAAAAGAAGGATGAGGAATAATCCGTGGCAATTTATTTAGATAATCAAGTTGGCCTGAAAATTGCCACCGTTGATTTAAGCGAGTATGTAACATCAATTACGCTAACTCAAACCTTTGACGAAGTCGAGACCACAAGCATGGGGGCGGCATCTCATCAATTTTCAAAAGGTTTGGAAGCCAGCACACTGCAGGTGGATTTCCTAAACGATTGGGCTGCATCAAAAGTACAGGCAACTTTGCAGGCTGCTTACGGCACATCCGTAACTGCTTTGATCGTGCCAGTACGCGCTGCTTCAGCAACCGTCATTAGCGCAAGCAACCCTTTGTACACCGTCTCAATTTTGATCAACAACCTAACCCCTGTTGGTACAGGCGGCCCAGAGGACTATGCACGCTCATCGATGACGTTTACTTGCACATCCGCGGTTGCATACGCGACAACAGGTTCATTTAACTAAGGGGCAAACAATGGCACGGCTAAAAATCGTAAGGGCTACTGGGGAAACTATCGTAAGTATTACCCCAGTGGTTGAGGTGGCCTTTGAAAAATACTGTGGTCAAGGCCTGTATAAGCAGTTGCGCGAGCATGAGAAAAATAGCGATCTATATTTTTTGGCTCACAACGCGCTAATGCGTACAGAGGTAATACCGCCGTTTGGGGATGATTTTTTAAACTCGCTTATCTCAGTTGAGGTAATCGAGGATGAAAACCCAAAAGGATAGATCGGGGTTCGTTTACTTACTTGGTGGCATCACTAGCCGTTGAGTTAAAAATTAGCCCCGATCAAGTCCTGGCTATGGATGAAGTTATGTTTAAAGCAGTACTGCAAGTACTAGGAGATCGAGCAAGGGAGCGTGCAAGTGCCAGTAAACATCACAGGCGTACAAGGCACGCTTAAAGACATGCGAAAATTCGACCCTGACTTAGCCAAGCAGATGAACACACAGATACGCGGCGCTATGCTACCCATCCGAGATAAAGCCCGGGCATTTGCACCTGGCAATAGCGAGATGCTTAGCGGCTGGACTACAGCCAATACATCGACCGCGGCAAGAGGCCATAGGTTTTTCCCTAAATACGATCAAAGCGAAACCCGAGACGGCATCGTTTATAGGCAGGGCGCTAACAATAAAGGCGAAATAGCAGGGGCAAAATTTAGGCGGCGTTGGCAGGTTGCTTATTTTGTTGCTAACAATTCACCAGGCGGTGCAATCTTTGAGACATCGGGGCGTGTAAATCCAAACGGCAGGCCAGCATCTCGCATAGTTTCAAGCCGTCATAAATTGGAGTCGCAGCGTAAGTACCGAGTAGCAAGCGGCACAACCAAAGATATGAACAGCCTAAACCCAAATGCAGGCCGTCAATTTTTAGCACCGCTTGGGCCGCTATACGGTAGCCGTGGCACGATCGACCCTAGATTTGGTAACACAGATCAGCGCGGCCGACTTATCTACCGTGCATGGGCTGAGGATCAAGGGCGCGCAGCACACGCAGTAAACCTGGCTATTAACATCGCAGTGGCTCAATTCAATGCCAAACACACAGCAAACGCGTATGGGATGGCCGCATAATGGCAAATCTAGTAGTTAGTGCAGTAGCCAAATGGAACGGCACAGCCCTTAAAAAAGGTGAGCGCCAACTTACCCAATTCCAAAAAACTACCAATATGTTGGCCAAGTCTTTTGCAGCGGCGTTTGCCGTGCGCAAAATTACTCAGTTTGGTAAGGCCGCCGTACAGGCATTTGCAGCCGATGAGAAGGCAGCCAAATCCTTATCCATAGCCTTACAAAATACAGGTAATGGTTTTGCTGGTATTGCTACTGAAGGCTTTATTGCCAGGATGCAAGACACTTACAATGTGCTGGATGATGAATTACGCCCGGCATTTCAAACTTTACTTAATGCCACTGGATCAGTTACAACAGCGCAAAAAGGCCTGCAACTTGCTTTAGATGTATCGCGCGGCACAACAAAAGATTTGGCCAGCGTTAGCGGCGCATTAGCAAAGGGTTATTCAGGGCAAACTACAGCGTTGAGCCGACTTGGCGCAGGTTTAGATAAAACCATATTAAAAACTGGTGATATGGAGCAGATCACAGCGGCGCTTAGCGCAAGATTTAAAGGGCAAGGCCTAGCGGCAACAAAGACTTACGCAGGCCAAATGGATGCCCTTGCTGTTTCATCTGCCAATGTAAAAGAAATTATTGGCAAAGGTATATTGGATAGCATCTCGGCGCTTGGCGATGCCGATGGCATTACTAAGGCAACAGAGGAAATGGAAAAGTTTGCCCAGAGTTCATCCGATGCTTTGCTTGGCGTATCAACATTATTTGGTAGGTTTAAAAACGAGACAAAGACCGGGGGTTTACTAGCCAAAGGTTTTAGCGCGTTTATGAATAGTGGCTACCTAGCCAGCGTAGGCCGTGAGGAACGCCTAAAAAATGCGCCATATAGCCCTACATCGATGTACTTTACAACCGAGCAGGCGGAGCGTGCCAAACTTGTTGCAACAATTAAAAAACAAAATACAACAGAAAAAGAAAAACAAAAATTAAGTGCGGCTGAATTAGCCGACAAAAAGAAGCAAGCCGAATTAGATGCGCTTAAAAAGAAGTTTGATGTAGACCGTATCAACCTAGAAACAGCCTTAGCCAACTCTAAGGATGAAGCAGAAAAAGCACGCATCCGTAGCCTGCTTACAATCATGGATGAGGATGCCAACAGCGCAGCCAAGCGCATGGCTGAGTTAGATAAGGCCAATGCAGTTAAGATGCAGGCAGAATACTTTGCAGCCGTATCCTTGAATAACTTGGCTGAGGCCGCACGCTTAGCCGCTATGGGAGTAAAGACTATTACGCTTGGTGGCGCTCCTATTCAGAATTTCCAAGCCAGCGCCATTGACCCAAATACAGGCATGGCTAACCCGGTATTGGCACAGGCGGTAGCAATCGAGGCAGACCTAGCAGCCGCGTTTGCCGATGAAGCCGCAACAATCGCTGAGACAATAGCCCAAAGCAGCGAGCGAACATTGGCCGAATACTTAAACACAATTAGCGGATTGCGTACCGCAGTGCCAGGTTCATCAATCGGTGGAGTAAATAACATAACAATTAACACACCGCTTGGTAGCGAGGATGCGCTAACGGAAACTATGCAGCGCGTAATTCAAAAGTTAAACCGCATGGGCGATAACTTATCTTATGCAGGGGCGCTTTAATGGCAGTACCTACCCTTAACGCTTTTATTAACTTTGGTACTGGCCCTGCTTTTGCGCAGGCCATGATTATTGGCCAGGGCATCATTGGCACAAACATTTTGGCAGATAACGCTGCGCTAATTGTCGATGTATCTAGCCAGGTTGATGGGGTTACTACGCGCCGCGGCCGTAATGCTGAGGCCGATCAATTCCAAACTGGTACTTGCACCATGCGGATTGTGGATCAAAACGGAGACTTTAACCCACAAAATTTATCAGGGCCTTATGCAGGGCTGCTTAATCCCATGCGTAAATTACAAATTACTGCCACACATAACGGCGTTACCTATCCTATTTTTAGCGGTTTTATTACTGGCTATCAAACTATTACACCGCAGGAGTCAAACGACAATGTTACCTACACGACTATTACAGCGGTAGATGCTTTTAGGTTGGCGCAAAATGCACAGATAACTACCGTGCCAGATACATCCGCTGGCCAATTAAGCGGTGCGCGGATTAATGATATTTTGGATGCTATATCTTGGCCTGCAAGTATGCGCGATATTGATGCCGGGCAGACAACCATGCAGGCCGATCCAGGCACAGCGCGCACGGCACTACAGGCATGCCAAACAATTTCGACCAGCGAGTACGGCGCTTTTTATGTAGATGCCACAGGCTCATTTGTATTTCAGGATCGTGCCTTAACTTCATCAAGCGTGGCCGCTACGCCTACGGTTTTCACCGATGATGGCTCACCTGGCCTGCTTTACTTTGATGCAGCCTGGGTATTAAACGATGTGCTTATTTACAACCAAGCCAACATTACACGCAGCGGTGGCAGTACTCAGGTGGCTACAAATCAGGCATCGATTGATAAATACTTTTTGCATAGTTATACCCAATCAGACCTGTTAATGCAGACCGATGCCGTGGCTTTGGATTATGCCCGGGCTTATGTCGCCAGCCGTGCCGAAACTAGCGTGAGGTGCGACTCCATCGTGCTAGACCTTTATACGCCTGATTACGATGCAGGCATAGTTGCAGCCTTAGATTTAGATTTTTTTGACCCAATCACAGTGCAGACTACTCAGCCAGGCTCAACTAGCCTAGTCAAAACCCTGCAAATCTTTGGTGTGGCTATGAGCATAAATCCGAATAGGTGGCGCGTACAATTTACTACGCTAGAACCTATTTTAGACTCGTTTGTATTGAACAGCACACAATATGGCGTTTTAGGTACTAACACGCTTTCTTACTAAGGAGATAGAAATGGCAATATCAGGCTTTCCAACCGTAACCGGGGATGTGCTGACTTCATCCACGATGAACTCGCTAGTGCAATTTGATGTAGTTACCCAAACCGCTGACTACACAGCGACAACTAACGATAACTACCAAGAGATTTTTTTAATGAATAAGGCCACGGCCATAGCGTTTAAAATTCCAACTAACGCTACTACTGCTTTCCCTATTGGCACAGTGCTAACAGTGCTTAATATTGGGGTTGGAGTTTGCACAATTTCAGCCGTTACATCTGGCACTACTACGGTGTTAAGCGCCGGGGCTACTGCCGCATCTCCAACTTTGGCACAGTACAAATCAGCCGCATGTATTAAAACAGCCACAGATACTTGGTATGTAGTTGGTGCAATAGCCTAATGATTGCCAATTTAATCACTGCATTAACACAACAAGGTAAAGCAAGTCCTACCGCGTGCGATTATTTAGTAATTGCAGGCGGCGCAGGCGGCGGTGGTGGGTCAAGCGGTTCATCGCGATCTGGTGGCGGCGGTGGTGCTGGCGGCTATTTAACATCAACTAGTTTTGCAATTTCAGGCTCATTTACCATAACAGTTGGCGCAGGCGGCGCAGGTGCGGCATTAAATGGTGGTCGAGGTACTAGTGGAAGTAATAGTGTATTTTCATCAATAACATCAACTGGTGGCGGTGCAGGTGGTGGTGGTGTTACTGGTGCTTTAACAGGTGGATCTGGTGGCGGCGGTGGTGGTTTTACTGGTTTACTTTCAGGCGCAGCAGGTACATCGGGTCAAGGTAACGCAGGTGGTTCAGGTGAAAATGGTTTAGGTCGTGGCGGTGGCGGCGGCGGTGCAACGGGCGGCGGTGCGACACCTGGGCCAAATCCAGGTGATACAGGTGGTAACGGCGGCGCAGGTACATCATCATCAATTACTGGTAGCGCCGTAACTCGCGGCGGCGGCGGTGGTGGTGGTACTGATAGCGATTGGACACCAACAGGTAGTGGTGGCTCAGGCGGCGGCGGTGCTGGCGGTATTGCTGGAGTTGGTGCAAACGGAACTGTAAACACAGGCGGCGGTGCAGGTGGTGGCGGCGGTAGATTTGCTTCAGGCGGCGGTGGTGGCTCAGGTGGCTCAGGCATAGTCGTTTTAAGTTATGCAGATACATTTGCAGATTTAACATCTATTGGTGGTGGATTAACTTATACAAAAACTGCTAGTGGTGGTAAAACAATTTATACTTTTACAGCAGGAACAGGAACGGTAACGGTATAATGGCTCATTACGCGTTTTTAGATGCAAATAATATTGTTACCGAAGTAATTACAGGTAAAGATGAAAATGAATTAATTGATGGATTAGAGCCTGAGATTTGGTATGGAAATTTTAGAAGCCAAACATGCAAAAGAACAAGTTACAATAACAATATAAGATATAATTATGCAGGTATTGGTTTTACCTACGATGCAGAAAACGATGCCTTTATTGCACCACGCCCTGAGTGTGGACACAAAGAATTATTTTTAAATGATTTATTTAAATGGAATTGCCAAAGGTGTGAATTAGATGCTAACTAGTTACAACGGCTGGCCTGCCAGTAAAGACCAGGCTGAGATCGGCGTAAAGCCATTTCCAATTAAAGGCACGGCTATCAAGATCAGGTGCGCTAAGGATGCCGGGCCACTATTGGCTGCATTTGCTGCAGAATTTCACGCCCTTATTGAACCGATTGATGAAGGTAAACTAGATGATTGGGCTTATGCCTTCCGCATGGTACGCGGTACAACAGACAAACTATCGTGCCACAGTAGCGGTACAGCCATTGACCTAAATGCCACACAGCACGCGCTAGGCAAGATCGGTACATTTCCAGCGGAAAAAGTGCCAATGATCCGCGCCCTGGCTAAAAAATATGGTCTTACATGGGGCGGCGATTACCGCAACCGTAAGGATGAGATGCACTTTGAGGTATCCATTAATCAAGAGCAGGCAAGAAAACTAACTAAAAAATTAGGGCTAGACGGAGACAAAAATGCAGGAGCAAATTAAAGCAATAGCACTAAGTTATGGCCGCGCAGCGGTAGCAGCCGTGGCTGCGCTTTACATGGCAGGTGTAACTGATCCACGCACACTAGCCAATGCCTTTATTGCAGCCGCAATAGGGCCTGCACTAAAAGCCATCGACCCAAAAGCAAAAGAGTTTGGCATAGGCAGTAAGTAATGCACAGGCTGGTAGGGGCGGTGGCCTTATCGCTGCTCCTATCAGGGTGCGGCTATCAAGGATGGGTGAGATATGAGTGCCAAGAGTACGAAAACTGGCCAAACGCTGAGTGCCAGCCGCCTGCCTGTGAAGTGGTGGGTACATGCACCCGGGATTTACTCCCAAAAGAAGTATATGAAGCGCCTAACACCTGAGCAGTTACACGCCAGGCTTATTGTGTTTATTGGTTGCACGCTAGCCCTGGTGTTTGCTTTTAGCGTATTGGGGATGCTGTACGCCCTTATTTTTGTAACTCAGCCTATCGGCAATCAAGCGCCCAACGATCGAGCGTTTATCGATTTACTTACCACGCTAACGATATTTTTAACAGGTAGTTTAGGTGGCGTACTGGCTGGTAACGGCCTTAAATCTAAGCCTAAACAACAGGATGAGGAAATAAAACCTTAGACTTTGGCGTGTCTAACCTTGCTTTATGTCGGTGCTGCGCTTTACCCTTTTAGTAATGGTTGGAAGGCCAGGATAAAACTAAACTAAGGGGCTAAAATGGATATGGAAATGTTGTTTGCGTGGGCTATGTTGTACACGCTAGGCGTGGCAGTTGTGTTTTACTCAATGGGAGTAACTGCAGGCCGTAAGGATGGATACCTACGTGGCCGCGCTGCAGGCATGCGCATTGGTGCAGATCGCCGGGTGTCTCAATGATCAACTTTGATGAATATGAGGATGTAAACGCTCGCATTAAGCGGTTCAGGGCAGCACATCAAGTTGGCCGCATTGAAACCGACATTGTGGAGTGTGATTTAGTCAAGGGTTACATCCTGGTACGCGCTCGCGTTTATCGGGAACATGAGGATTTAGTGCCAGCGGCCGTTGATTACGCTTTTGGCCGTCAAGACTTTTACCGCGAAAACATGAAACGCTGGATGGTCGAGGATACTGTTACATCTGCAATAGGCCGGGCAATCAGCCTGCTTATGCCAGTTGAGGCCAGGGCTACTAAGCAAAACATGGATCAGGTAGAAAATGCGCCAATAGTCGATGTATGGGCAACCGTGCCTGCTAGCGAAGGCAGCGCCATATCAATTGGTTCAGCCGTTGAGGTGCTTAAATCGCAGTTAGGTGGCGAAATTACCGAAACCGTACCTACATGCTCACATGGTCGGCGCATCTGGAAGGAAGGCGTAAGCACCAAAACTGGGAACGCCTACAAAGGATGGGTTTGTGCATCCCCTACAAAGCCACAATGCCCTGCAGAGTGGGTGAAATGATGAGCGATCGAGCATTTATGAACAGCATAAGGCAGTTGGAGTTTGCCGTGTCCATGATTGAAATGGTTTTAAAGCAGGCACATGAGGATGATAAAACATCATTAGAATTTAGCGCCATCCGCATGAGTACCAATGCCATCCTCAACCAATCAGAGGATAAAAATAAATGCCTGTTGCGGATACATCAACGCTTGAACAAAATCATTAGCGAGGTTAAGCCAAATGGGTGAATTTGAGATAATCAACCTAAATACAGGCAAACGCCTACGCGTTGAAAAAGACGGCACGGAATTGCGCGATGAGGTTGTGCCGCCTGCGATCGAGTGGTGCGACAAAGGCCAGCATTTTGCACCCAAACTACATGGCCAAGATGTATACGACACCTTATGGATTTGCTTGGCGTGCCAACAATGAACCGCGTGGTGCTCGATTACGCGCAGGAGATCGAGGCACACCAGGTTGGATTTGGCAGGGTTTACGCTTTAAAAGGTAGACCCGATCACCCGGGCAGGTTTAACAAAGGCATTAGCCTGCATGAGTTCATAGCCGAAAATGCAGAGGCCGTGGGTGCAGAGATGGCCGTGGCACAATACTTTGGCCTACGTGGCTTTAAACCGACCATCAACACATTTAAAAACCAAGCGGATGTAGGTGGCAGGCTTGAAGTCAAATGGACTAAGTACGACAACGGCAGCCTGATAATCAATAAAACAGACAGGCAACAGGATGTAGCCGTGTTGGTTACTGGTCGCAGCCCGGTCTATCAAATAGCAGGTTGGATACCTGTAAGCATGGCGAGGCAGGCCATCTTTCATCATAGATTGCAGGATAACTACTGGGTTACTCAGCGTGACCTATTTCCAATCACAGACCTTAGGAGCAGTACTTATGGCAACAGCATCGACTAATTGCCGTGTTTGTAAGAAAACACAAGACCACAAAGTAGTGACCGTTACCGACACCCTGCCGCCCAATGTGCATGTGTTGGAGTGCATGGGATGTGGTGTGTTGGGCGTAGCACAGGTTCAAATAGATGCGGATGTGTAAAAACTTATGCGTGTACTTATAGCCTGTGAGGAAAGCCAAGCAGTAACCAAAGAATTTAGGGCGCTAGGCCATGAGGCTTATTCATGTGATCTATATAACACATCTGGGGATAATCCTGAGTGGCACATAAAAGGTGATGTTATACCTTTACGCAATAAAGGATGGGATTTAATTATTGCTTTCCCACCATGTACACATCTTGCATCATCTGGGGCAGCGTGGTTTGAGGCCAAGCGTGCAGACGGTAGGCAACAAGATGCTATTGACTTTTTCATGGCTTTGGCAGCATCGGATTGCCCAAAGATAGCCATAGAAAACCCAGTGGGCATTATGTCGAGCCAATGGCGTAAACCTGACCAAATTATCCAACCCTGGCAATTTGGAGACTCATACAGCAAACGCACGTGTTTATGGTTAAAAGGTTTACCTAAACTAAAACCTACTAATGTGGTTGAAACAGGAGAAAGCATTACCTATGCAAGTGGCGTAAAGATGCCCAAATGGTATGCCGATGCTTGGAAATTAAAGCCAGAGGAACGGTCTAAAGTACGCAGTAAGACTTTCCCGGGTATTGCTAAGGCTATGGCTACACAGTGGGGTGTGGATAACTATGTGTGAACAACCTATGAAACGATATTTGACTAGGGTGCTACGCTTTGGTCGCGCTCGCGAGCCGCAACTGCGGATGGCTCGCCTGCGACTCACTACGCTATTGGGGGCGCTTACTGTTTTCACAGCGGCTTCTACAATACCTGCATATTCAAACGATACTGAGTTATATAAGTTATATGCACATATGAAAGTCTTAGACGATAAGCAATACAGATGTTTGGTTATATTGTGGAGACTTGAAAGCCATTGGAAACCAACAGCACGTAACCCTAAAAGCAGTGCATTTGGTATACCTCAACTGTTAAAGATGAAAGAGACTAACCCATTTAAGCAAATAGATTTAGGGCTTAAATACATTAATCACCGGTATCAAGGTGATACATGTAAAGCATTAGATACACATAAACGTAAAGGCCATTACTAATGAGTACCAAAGCAGGCAACCATCGAGGCAAGACAGCCTACAAAAAAGCAAGGCTATTGGTATTAAGGCGAGACAACTACACTTGCTTCTATTGCCAGGGTGAAGCCAATCAGGTGGATCATGTCGTGCCTTTGGCAACCGATGACTCATTACACAATGCAATCAATATGGAGAATTTGGTGGCCTGTTGTGCCGATTGCAACCGCCGTAAAGCAGCGAAGCCTATGCGTGTTTTTTTAGCCACCACGCCTAC